GCAAGGGTGTCAGCAAAGTCATTAACGGTATCTTCGTTGTTGAGCTTACTTCCCCATGTGGGGATGTTAATGGTTGAAGAGATTGACATATCAACATAGTCCTGCACGTCAGCTTGGAAAGCTATACGACGTTTGTAGTCCTGTGCAAGATCAAGTGCGGACTCAATGTTGTTAGGGTCTACGCCATGCACGTCAATAATCTCTTGTGCAGCGGAGTCAACAACGTACTGGTAGTGCCACCTGTTCTGTCCCTTTAGATACCGTCGCTTGTACGAAACAGCAAATATAGGCTCAACACCAGTGGAAGTCCCAGCCAGAATACCAATCGAACCCGTGGGTGCAATTGCTCTGTTAGCCACAGGACGGGAAACAGACATAGCATCAGCAAAGTCACGGCTAACACTATCAGAAATGCCTTTATAGATTCCCAACCACTGATGTAGTTCAGGGGTAACTTCATAACGGTATCCTTTCTTAATCAGCCATTCGTGCATACCCATAAGGCCAAGACCCAAGCGGCGATTCTTTTCACGTGTTTCATACACCTTGCTATAAGGTAGCTTGGCACGTAAAGTTCCGCAGAGAAGGAACTTGGTTCCTAGCTCTACGATCTGAGTAAACTCTTCAAGGCTATCAATACGGCCCATGTTAATGCTACCCAAGTTGCATACATCTGAGTCATCTTCAGATGTTACCTCAGTACAAGCATTACGTAGCGTTTCATTCTCTTTATCAAAGAAGTTAAAAGAGAACCCCGGTTCGGCGGTTGATAGGGCTTGACGAACATTTGTCCGAAATACCTCACCTACTTCTCCTGTCTTCCAATAGTTAGTAAGCCATGCAGTGTCATAGTTGACGGAGATGTTTGTCATATCCAGCGGAGCAATGTAGTTAAAGTCCTGCTCTTTTATTTGTCCAACAGTAAATCCTGTGTTACCTACTGGCATTTCATACCAGTTTTTAGCGGCAAGAAACTGTGTTACATCAGGATGTTGCCAATTAAGACTGGCATAGATAGCTGACCTGCGTGAGCCACCCTGCATGACACGACGACCAATCTCGTTAATCATCTGCATCTTGGGTATAGGCCCACTGGAAAGACCGCCTGTGCCGTTAAGCACACGGCCCTCCTCACGGTACACAGAGTAGTCAACACCAATGCCACCACCTGTCATTAGGCAGGACTCAGCCTTCCAAGATAGGTTGGCCCAGTCTTCACGTGTGTCTTCTTCAGCACGTAGGAGGTAGCAGTTATTGAAGAACTTATTGGGGCGACCTGCATAATATAGGTAGCGTCCACCCGGAATGAACTTCAAGTCAGTAACCATACGCTTGAGTTCGTCTTTCTCGTCTTGGGTCATGTAGTCTTGACACACATCATCCACTAGAACATTAGCTAGTGCCGACCAAGTTTCACACCCATGATGGGCATACTTGTGTTTGAAAATATCCTCACTAAACTTGGAGCGGAACATAGGGTTTTCATTAGAGCGGAAATGAGGCATCAGCTACTCCTTTTCATTGGCGGTATCGTGGACATGAAGCATGATAATAGCATAGTGGATAATCTTGAGCAAGTCCTTACGGTTCTTTCCATCTTTTTTTCCATACCTTTTCCAGTATTTCAGTATGTTACCCATACAAAATCCTTCGCCATAATCAGCATCAAGGATTGTATCGGTGGCTTGGTACTTACTTGATGCGTAGTGCTGTGAATAAGTCGCGTCTACGTAGTCCTGTATCTCATCAAGATACAGGTTCTCATCGAACTTGTACTGTGTCATTGTTACCTCTAGATGTTTGACAAGATAGAGTTTATTTTCTTTCTTGTGTATTTAACTTCTTTGCTGCGTATAACTTTGTATGCAAAGCTTCGTGTATATCCCGGATCAATACCTGCCATATCACATACAGTTGCAAAGTCTTCAGCAGTTACGCCTACACTGGCAAAGAACCATGCTTGTGCATGTGTTCTGTCTAGCTTGGCGCGTTCAGATTCATTTGTTGTTGATGGCTTGGACGCATCAAGCAACGCTTGTAAGATAACCGTCATAAATAAGATACGTTCAGGAGAGGATATCTCCTGCATGTAGTCTTCAATCTCAATAAAGATGTCTGTCACTGCAGCCAATCCTTTGGGATACCATCAGCTAGTTTGCAGTAGAGGAAGCCGTGCTTCTCACACCATTGAGCATATGTCTTTCCGGTGGGTGCCTTGGTTAGCTTCTTGTTTGGGTTGTCAAACACAAAGCGTATGTCAAGGTCTGGGTATGCCTCTTTAATTCGTAGATGCTTTATCCTGTCATGAGCCTTGAACCATCCCTTAACTTCAAGATAGATACCGTTAGGTAACAGGAAGTCAGGTGTATAGTTTCTGGTTGTAACGACAGGGTATTCGATGCGTTCAGTCTCATACTTGATGGCAACACCAAGTTCAAGAAGATACTCAGCAACAGTTACCTCTGAACCCGATCTAAACTTCTTATTTTTTAGACCTCTTTTTGAAGACCGCTTCGCAGGTTTTCTTGGCATTAGTCGAGACTATCCACAGGAACTTCCTCAACGTCAGGAAGCTTTTGAGCTGCGGTAAGGTAGCGTACACCGTTTGAATACTTGAAGGCGCGAAGTCCTTCACCGTTGTTAGCATCACTCCAACAAGTTCTTTTAAAAGAACAATATACGCAGCCAATATCAAGACGACGATTGCCAGATTTGCCATCAGGAATATCGCTATAACACCTATCGGGAGGAGTGCTATGTCCAACAACTCCACGAACTTTCTCAATCCGTTCTTCAGCATTAATCATCTCCAGATCATGTATTGGTAGGTAGGCAATCTCACCATTGGATTTATCAATGGCAAGGAACCCTGCCTCTTTTGCGTCTTCAGCTTTAGCATAGGAAGAAATCTGTGCGATATATCCAAACGGATCATCAGACGCTAAGTGTCCGTACTTAAACTTTCTAAAGCCAAAGGGTGATGCACTCTTGAAGTCAACGAGTGTACCGTCAATCTTACCATCAATGTGTCCCAGCACACCGTTGACCTCAACCTCCTTCTGTTCATCCGTTACTTCATGTCCTGATGTACGAGTGAGTAGAACAAGTAGTGCTTCAAGAATGTCTCCAAACAAAAACTTGATACGGGTGCTTGAAGAAAGTGTCTCCTGTGGGGCTTGGTTTACTTCATACCAAATCTTACGATCAGGTTGCCCCACAAGAGACAGTCTTAGGTTGGCCCTTTTGTCTCGCTTCTCTTCAATGGATCGACGCACTGACATACAGACCTGCTCAATGAAGGCTTCCATATCAGCATCAGATACGACACGCTCGTTCTCATCTGAGAAGAGGCTGTATATATCTTCAACCACGGTTTCAATGGACTTATGTTCTGACATGTTATGCCTTTCTTTTTATTGAAGCTTGGTCCCACCCACTCCAAGCTGATGTGCTGCTCTATATCGTGACCGCAGCCCCGTGAATGTACTATCTCTTAGAAAGGAACATCTTCAGAGATAGCTGTGTCATGCTTGTAACCACCATCAATGACAGGCAAAGCATCTTCAGCTTTTGTGCCACTGTATTCCACAAGATCGACAACCTGTACAACCTGAAGGTCCGCACTCTTACCTGCACGGCCTTGATAGGTGTACTCATAAGGCTTGTACATTACATTCACTTTACTACCGTTACCAATAAGCATGTCCTTGATTGGCTTCTTCTCGCTATCAACAACAGATGGTGGCTGGTTGCTATCGCCACGAGCGTTGCGAACCTTACGCTTGATTGTAATAAAGTTACCACGATCATCGCCCTTGTTCTTGACGTTAAGTCCGTCACCATGAACCTTGGCTAGATTGTCATCGTCTAGACAAACGTCGATCTGCCATACACCATCTGAATCAAACGTGGTGTTAGGGGTTACAACAGATGCCCAGTAAGCGGTTCCAGAAATTACAGTCATTTACTTTCTCCTTTGTAGTGCCACTCAACGGTGGCTGTTGATGAGGTATACATAGTACTCGTTGTGTTTCGGGGTGTCAACAGTTTTTTTTCAACCATCGAATCTTGATTCATGTTCTCTCATATCAGCTTCGCCAGTAAAGAATAGATCGTATTGAGAATAGTCGTCGTCATCATCACGAGTACGCTTCTTGTTCTTCATGTATGTCTTCAAGTTTAGGATCGTGTTAAACCATACGCCAAGTAGCACGAGCGTCTCCACGGTTAGGATTAGGTATGACATTACTGTATCTCCAGTTCAGTCATGGGTTTGAGTTGGTTCTGAAAGATAACCCAAGCAGCCTCGCCGGGTCCAAGCACCTGTTTGATTTTGTCCTTGTTATGCCAGTTCTCCTCTGTCATTGCGTCTTTGCCATCAATCCATCCTGCCATTACAGCAGTCTCGTTATCGGGTATGATAACAAGAACATAAGGATCATCAATAGGATCACGCTTACGGATAATCAATTTGCCATTGGGATAGCGTGTTGATCGTATTTGTAGGTTGGCAACATCAGGTTTCTTAAATTGATTTATGTTTGGTTCAAACTCAATACCAAGGAACCTTGCTGCTGCTATCTCTCCAAGTACGCCTGTCACTTCGTTGCGGCGTGAGTAATAACCCACAGCCCCACCAGCGTACAGTCCCTGCCGTCTGGATTCAGAATAAATCCTGTCAGCAACTTGGTTGGCGTAGTCATAGTCTTCAATTGTCAGGGTTACACTTGTCAATGTGTCTCGCTCCAGTTGCGTCCTATTTTGTATTCACTGTCCAAGGGACAACAAACCTTGAGAATTTTTTCAGTTTCTTTCATAGCTTTCTTGGTGATCTCACCAAACCTTTCTGCATGTTCACGTTTGACATCGAACTGATACTCGTCGTGGATACTGGCAACAAGGTTGGCGTCTAGCTTCTCTTGCTTTGCCATCTTCACGATCTGTATCAGCCACTGCTTACATATAACAGCACCTGCTCCTTGGATCAATAGGTTAAGTGCTGAGTGTGCAGACCTGACCTTGAGCCTACGCCCATCAAGTCCCGGTACGTAACCTCGCTGTGCTGCCTGTTCAACACGTTGGCGTAGTGTCTTAAGTGCAGGTACGTTGGAAAGGAACTGGTCAATCAATCGTTGTCCATCCTTTGCCGTTCCACCTACCACACTACCAATCTTGGCAGCACCAGCACCGTAGATAAACGCATAGATAAACGTCTTCGCTTGGTCACGTGTCTCTAGCCCTGCGGCGTTCTGGTTGGCGGTATGGATGTCACCGTTTACAACCTCGTTGATAAACGCTTTGTCATTGAGGTAGTGAGCAAGGCCACGTAACTCAAGTGAACTCGCATCACAACCCACCAGAACTCTGTCAGGAGCTGAAGCAATCCAACACTCACGACACTCCTTGCCGAACTCAGAGTAGGAGGCAGGAACCTGTGCCATGTTAGGTGCATGGTGTGCCATACGCCCACTGACTGCCTTGAGTGTAAGCACTCTGCCGTGGACCCTACCATCGTCATCGTAGTAGTCGATCCACTGCTTGATCTGTGACACACGCTTCTGCAGTAGCAGGTAACGTGCAATCAACTGTGCTTCAGGTATGTCCACATGCTTGAGAACCCCTTCATCTACAATGGCGTGTCCCTTCTCTGTGAATTTGGTAGGCTTCCAACCACGATGCTGTAGGTGTCGTACAATCTGCTGCCTACTGGCAAGGTTAAACTGTGGGAAGTCAACCACTGAATGTTCTCCACTAGCACAGGGCCAGTCATCACCAAGATGTGACAGTCCAACCTTGGACATCGACCCATCCTTCTTGATCTTGGGCGAAACCTCTTTGATAAAAGTGGGCAGGGGATAGAAGGCTTCTTGTACCTGTAGCTCAATCTCACCTGCCATGTCAGAGAGGCGTGACATAAGTGCCATTGCCTTTGGCATGTCAAGTGTGAAGCCGTTCTTCTGCTGTCTG